ATGAATCAATTAACTGATTTTTTTAGCATATTTTGGAAATATTTTGAGCCATTTTTAAAATTTATTTCCACAAATCAAATCTTAAGTGGCGCCGTTGCTACTCTCATTGCAGCTGTATTGATTTTTATATTCAAGGAATATATTAAGCCGCCACCAAATTTTTCGGGTGTCTTTGAAATTGAATGTAAAACAGTAAAATCCGCATATAATCCTTACTTAAATTTAAAGACGTTTTATACACTGGTTTTGATTTGTGATAACAACAGCATCGAAGGGTGTATTGAGAAAACAAAAGATGTTGAAAGAAATAATAGCATAAGAACATATACTGGTAAACATAGAAGTATTGGCGAGGTTCGCGGGGTGATTAAGAGAAATTATTTAAGGAAAAACCATGCCTCATTGAATATAAAAATGGATGGTGAATTAAGAAATTACACCATTCTTCTGTATTTCCGGAGGGTAAATACGGATGCTATGTATGGTAAATTTTGGTCAACGGCTGCAGATTCCTCAGGAGAAGTGAAATGGCAGCGAAGCGCTTTTTGATTTTCTTACTATCATTTCCATATTTATTAATGGCCGTGGTCGTTTTTAAATTCAGAGTTAAAAGTATTATTGATGATTATGATAAATGTATTGAATATATAAGGCATAGTACAAGAAATGAAAGAGCTATATCTTTATCCTTAATTGATACATTAAGATTAGCTGAGGATCATCGGCAACTATTACACAGGGGCGTGGATCCAGTTGCTATTTTAAGAACTATATATCTGAGGTTGTTTAAAAAAATTCATCAAGGCGCAAGTACTATAGACCAACAGTTTGTTAGAACAATAACTAAGAGATATGAGAAAACAGTCCGAAGAAAAATAAGAGAACAAATATTAGCTATTCTTATCAGAAAGGCCTCAACTGCAGATGATATCTGTATAGCTTATATATCTTGTTGCTACTATGGTTATGGTACTTATGGGATAGCTAAACTTCTCAAAACTCATGCAAACATTAGTGAGTTTGACATTGCAGCACGGGTTAAGTACCCATTCAGGAAAAATGTTGACGAGCTTACTGAAGGCAAATTTTGTCGAAGGGCACTATATCTTTCTTATCTATGTAAATCAAACCCGGATAGGGCGTCTATTTTTTTACGAAAAAAAATTAAAAGTTTTATTAGTCGCTAAACTTTTAAATGTGTTTTTTTAAGAGGGGCCGTATACTTTCTATATGCCCTGCTGAATAATGTTTTTCCTGTTATTTTAAAAATAATTGCAGTGGTTAGTTTTTGTCTGATTTGGACTGAGAAAAATCATAAGGGGTACTTTTGGGGTATCATTTAAGATGAATTATTATAAAAATTATTATTCAGCCGTTTAATACTTTTGTTTCGTTCGTATTATCACCAACTAATGGAAGTGGCAGCTGAAATTTGCCATTTTAACAAATATGTTGATATCCGCTTCTCGCTCATAGCGGACCTTAAGCGTTTAAGGGAAGACCCTCAGATCTTCCTTTCAATGACATTCAGGTGCAGACCTCTTCTTACACTGGATACTCATCATCAGCTTCAGTAGAGTTGATGAAGAAAGTCACCCTGCCCATGACTTCGACCTCTTCCGCTGCGTCGCCTTCTATCGCCTCGCCGTCCTCTGTGATTAATGCTTTTCCCAGAAACCGTGCAAATTGAGTCTGCCCGCCACTTAAGATTAGCAGCACTTGCCCCTGCATCAGTCGGGTAACAGGCTCGATCACCGCAAACCCAGATGACGTTTCGAGGATGCGGCTTTCGTTAGTCGTGCAGATACTGGCCGGTGAAAGTCGCTGTTCGACATAATCGTTTGCCGGAGATACGAATCCCATCAGAGCACCCTTCCCATGTTGCGGAGGATCCAGTAGCGGTTCTCGCTGCTGTCCGGCGTCTTGTCGGCAAAGTCTGGCTGGTAATACTTTATCCACTCGTTGGCCTCGGCACGGCTGAAATGCCAGTGTACCTTGGCCAGTTTGCGAATGAAGTCATCAGTACGTAAACACTGAAATCCTTTCGGGTTTTGCTGTATGGCCGCGGTAAAAGCCGCGTTAATGTCTGATTTGCGGGGCATGGTGACCTCTCATTTATTATTACTGTGTATTTATACAGTAGTTTTAAAGAGAGTCCAGGGCAAGGAGGCTGTGCCTATTGATAATTACTGCTGAACATCCTGCTGGTTTTTCGACTGGGCTTCAACCATGACTGTTAGCCAAGCCTTGAGGGCTTGACGAGTACAAGTGGTTTCATCCAGGTCGATTTCACCAGCCCAGTACACAGATTGTTTCTGGATGCAGAGACAAAGGTCGGGCCGACACAGCTAAAAGGCTTGAATAGCGCTGCCAGCAAAAGCGATTGGAAATTATTTTAATGTAGTGTATTTTAGATATCTACCCACATAAATAATGAAGCCCACCTATCATGGACATAATTACCAAACCCACTTACTGGCAACCGGATTATTATGTAGAGCTTTTAAGTGCTTCTGACATTGAAGATAAGGAAATATATTTCCAAAAAATAGTTATTACAGAAAATCTTTATAACCTTATTCTTAATTATTATGAAAATAATAATTTTTTTTGGAAGCAAACCACTTCTATAAATGCTAATGATAGCATTTCTAAAACAATAAGTTACGGGTTGTTATTTAGTTTATGCAAAGAAATAGATATCAACGACTCAACCTCTTATTATATAAATCAATACAATACAGAGAACGCACCTGAGGAGAAAACATTTTCAAAAACACCTGAAGACCAGGCATGCATTGAAAAAATAAACTTTTTAAAAAGCCAGCAAGGAAGTTATTATTCCATTTACAGACTTATTGCAGGGATTTTGAAAAAATACCATTTTGAAATATTATCCATCACCGTTTGGGAACACTACCTTCGATATAAATTCAGCTCGGAAGTAACTGGAAGAACTTCACTGCTCAGTTGTGTGGCTATAGATGCTTTAAAAGGATACAAGCAACCTAGACATACAACACACTCCTCAAGTTCTTTGTATGACACTTTTTCAGGTGATGGGAGCAATAATACATACCTTGGTGATGGATTATGGATTTCCCCTTCCGGTGATATTTCTGATGAAGGGCGTTGAGCGTCAAATAAAGCGTATGCTGTTACGCTTTAAGCGTCTGCATTTCATATTGTAGCTGGGCGACCTGCGTACTCAGCATTTCGATTTTTGCAATCGCAAGATGCAGCGCCAGCGCCGTATCCATCATGATGACATTGTTATCCAGCGCAAGGGTGTCGTCTTTATCACAACGATTCCCGTCCTCATCGAACTCAGGTGCAGCAGGAACCAGCTTCACATACTCACGGTCAATATCACGTAAAGCATCCTGAGCAATTATCCCCCGACGTGCCCGTTCGAAGTAATCCCCGTTATACACGAACGTGCAGGGTTTCAGCTTCCTGATGTTCTCGTAAGATGCCTGGCCGTCGTCATAGGTGATATCGTGCTTCAGAGTGGCATCAGAGGTCGCTGACTTCTGATAAGTGTAGTTGCCAGCAAATCCACCATCGCCACTTGTCGAAGTGACAAAATCCCCGTTGGCTGGGGTGAAATACCAGTACCGTATCTTGGACCCACTATCTCCGAACTGTGTTAGCGCAGTGTTAGCCCAGGCGCCCAGCCCGTTACCAACATTACCCCACATCGATCGGAGGTTATACCCACCACCATGTTGATACCCCCAGGAAAGGCCAGCTATAGCCCCGTTACCCGGAGAATCCGTGGAGGTTTCCGCGTAATAGGAGGCATAGTGTGCCTGTGCTGAGTTCCACCACGAACTCACGGCTGGACCGCCCATATACAAACGTCCCGGAATTTGCCCATTGCCGTTGGACATGAAGTCGAAGTAGTTGTTCTGCGCGGAGTCAGTACCCCCCGCATTTTGCAACACTACCAGTCTGGCAATGGAGTAGTTCCATTCGATGCGCTTCACGATCTGGAGTTGGGCGGATATCTTCTCAACACCATTTACGGTGTACTGTGATTTTATGTATCCGCCATAAACCGTACTCCCGACCCCCGGCAAAGACGCATCATTGATGGTGGATGTCCAGGCAGCAATGGCCCTGCTTAATTCAGCCGTGTCTATTCTGTTTGCCATAACTTAATTCCTTATGCCCAGACGCGAGCCGGTGTTTTCGGGTTAACCACAAAGTCGTTCAGCCCGGATAAATCGAGCGAGTCATTCATGACCCGAAAATTGACGTGATAGCCTGGCTCTGTGGTGTACTTAGTGATTTCGTTTTCTTCGCCGGGATTGATAACTTCAGCAGGGACACTGATAACGCCAATGATATCCAGGCTGATAACAGGGTGAAATAAACCTCCCTGCTCTTCATCATCAACAAACCCCGCCGCGATTAACTGCGTGCGCATTTCTTCGGCGTCTTTGAAACGTAGATATAAATCTCTCATTAGCGGAGTCCATTAATTTGATTGAGCGTCAGCAAGCGGTGCCAGATACGGAAGTTACGGATATGATAAACGGCGAAAGAGTTGCTATTAAATCTGATGGATGTGCTGGATGATGTTGGGCCAGTAGGCGCATTTCCCGCGCGCGTAGTGCTTTTGCCATCAAAGTAACCGACAACTGTATTATCGTTGGCAACATCAACAGTCTGAACATATATTTTCTTATTGAATGGGTAAGTCACATTTGGAATGGCTATTCCACCTGATGACCGATAAGAAATTAACTGGTTCGAAACCCCCCGGAGAATAATATCGTTACGCGCTCCCACATTTAATAAAAAGTCCACGTAGGCCGGGCCAGTTGTAGGCTGAACAAACTGATCTACTGTAAATTCCAGTGCTATGGTACGGGCGAAGATGTCGCCCACCGTGTTGTAACCGATGTTCCCTTGCGGCTGCAAAGTGAGCAGATCCCCGATCCTAGTCACAGCCGCCGAGCCTGTCGGAATATAGCTCGTAGGGATGGCGGTTTTTTCTACCTGTACGGTTTGTACATAAATAGCAGCGCCAGCAGCGATATTTGCGGTGCCGTTGAACCATATTTGACCAACTAATGAACCAGCACTGGCGACAGCAATGGTCATACTGGCATATATATACCCATCACTACCTAGCGACGTTGTGTAAGTTGCCCCGCCAGATGGTCCACCAACTCTTGCACCAGTAATACCGTCAAAGGCAACATCAGCTATCTGCACATTATCGAGTGCAAAGCGGAAACGAACCCTATCCGATGTTGATTTGAATCTGGCGGATATAGTGAATATTTCACCAGCTGCGGCGGGGATCGTTGGGGTTCCCACTATCCAGTGGTTATTGCTAGGTGTCGTGGCATTCACTGTTCCGAAATAAGTTACAGCTTGAGTTGCGCCATCAGTAATAACCTTGTCGGTTAGGGAGCCGTGTGTGCCCCATTTGGATGGGTCATCACTATTCAGAATATAATTAGTGCTCTGCCCCTCCATTAACAATCCGTCGCGTTCAAAACGCGGCTCGTTAATTTCAGCGATCTGCAATACACCGGATTTGTCGATATACGTTGCTTTGGTTGACCGGGTAAAGGTCGCTGATTTAGTTGGCAGCTCAAGAACCTGCCCGGAGATCGTTAGCTTGTCGTAAGGCGCGAACCCTGCCAGCAGGCGCAGGTCATCATTGAGCGGCAACCAGACGTCAGGGAATGGCGCGGCCTCATAGGGTACAGAGGTCAGCAGCTGCGCGGCGGCAAGGGATGCGGCGGCGCTGCTGGCGCTATTAGCAGCATTGGTTTCCGACGTTTTGGCATTCGTCTCAGACGTTTTTGCGTTCGTCTCGGAGGTTTTGGCATTCGTTTCGCTGGTCTTGGCTGCTGAAGCGCTGCTTGCCGCTGCGGTCTTTGATGAGTTCGCGTTCGTCTCAGAGGTCTTTGCATTTTTCTCTGATGCTGCCGCTGCAGCGGCGCTGGCACCTGCCGCACCCGCTTGGGCGATCAGCTTTGTCCAGCTGGGACCCGTCTTTTTTGAACCGTCTGCACGAGTTATGGTGACGTCGCCGGTACCCGACAAAATCAGGTCCTGGTTGATGATACTGCTTTGCGCCAGGCGAAACCCTTCCGTGACGGCTTTAGCTAAATCGTCATCAAGTGTGGCCATTCGTGCTGTCCTTAAAATGAAAAACCCAGCCGGAGCTGGGTTGGAGGTTCTGAGGTGGTGGAGATTAGGAGAATGAGCCGGTACCGCGCGTAATGGTCAGTGTCGGAGCGGCAATACGCTTACTTGCCGTCCCGGTACCAGTTACCGTAATCGTCCCTGTAATCACGTTTGCCGTAATGTTTCGAACAGCATGACGTACGGTTATCCGAAGCCCACCGGTTCCCGCAGGAATATAGACGGAGCCTAAGTCACGGACATCGCCGTTAATGTTGAGGGTGATGTTTACCAGGCCTTCCCCTTGAATAGATGACGCTGTAATCATCGCCTCAAGCAGAGCTGACTTATTCAATGATGATGAGGAGGAGTCAGTGAAAGTTATGGTATTGGTTGCCACACCTCCGCCTGAAACGTAAGTATCTGAAGACACACCAACGTTAGCCACATCACCAATGAAGTTTGTCGCTTCAACCGTGCCCTTAAAGCTCCCACTGGTCGCTTCAACCCTGCCTTTAAAGCTCCCGTCAGTGGCATAAATCGTCCCGCGAACGGTCACGCCATTAAACGTGGCATACCCGGACTTATTGATATGCCAGCCGACATTGCCGGTCCCGTCCCAGTTGCTGGACTGGATGTAATTCCCGATCTTGCCGTTGTCGATTGAACCGTCCTGGATGAACACCGAACGCATAAACATCTGGCCGCCAGTCGAAGCAAACACCAGCTCCTGTCCGTTCGTCGTCGGGTTATAAACCGCGAACGTATCGGCAGAAATCAGGAAGTTTGAGGCCCCTGTGCCGTCAATGCCCAGCTGGATACCCGCGATGCGTTTGACACCGTTCGCCTCCACCTGGACTTTAACACCCCATTGCGCGTTCAGCTTGCCGTTGATGTCAGCAACCGCCTGGCTGGTCGTCTGGACGTTAGCGTTGGTTTGCCCAATCGACGCCGTCACCTGCTGAATGCTGGTCGCCGTGGCGCTCTCCAGATCCGTAACGGCTTTATCAATGCGCGTAATGGCGGCCGCGTTGGTCTGGCCGTTTTGCTCAACCGTGGCCTTAAGCGTCGTGACCTGTTCGGCCACAGCGCTGGTTGCATCCGCGGCGGTCTTCTTGGCTTCTGTGATTTCAGCCATCGTTTTTGTTTCGCCAACGGCAAACGTGACGCGCTGATCCGAAAATGCAAAGAAGTTGGCGAGCGCGTTACTGACACTACCGACAATACCGGCGTCGCGGCTGGCAGTATTACCGTCCACATCCACTTTCAGGCTGTCGATACGACGCCCCAGCGCGGAGTCACCATCCGTACGGGCCGTGGTTTCCGTGTTGATGTCAGCCGTGTTCTTGTCAGTTGTCGCCTTAACCGCAGCCAGCGCGGTAGTCTGAGCCTTGTTGTTATCAGCGACGGCTTTATCGATGCGCGTGATATCGCCGGTATTTTTCCCGACGGTGGTCTGCAGGCCTGACAACGTGGTGGCCTGCGCCTCCTGCTCAGTCGTTAGCGTTGCCAGTTCCTGCGTCACGCTGGCTTTGTTGGCGTTAACGGTCGCTTCCAGCGCCGTCCGGGCTGTCACTTCCGCTTCCTGCGCCGTGATGCGCGCCTGGCGTTCGGTGTAGAGCAAGCCCGAGGCCAGCTTCGACGGATCATCACCGGTATAACCGCCCCGGATCTGCGCCGCCAGCGTCTCGCGCGCTGTGGCTTCCGCCTGGTCGCCAGCGACACGGGCTGTCGTTTCCTGCTGCAGCGCCGCCATACCCGCGCCGGGCGTAGGCCGACCGAGCGCCACCCAGTCAATCAGGAAGTAATTCGTCGCATCCTGCTTAGTAGACAGATCCAGCCTGAACTGATTCATCGTGGCTTCAGTCAGCCAGGGGATATTGTCGAACTCCAGCGTGGCGATCCCGTTCGCGTCATAAGCAGGTTCGGCGACGGTGACCATGTTGGTGTCGTTGAAGCCCCCGGTACCCCGCCACCGCAGCTGCCCCGCCCAGCCCGGCGCCCCGAACTTCCTGATGCGCAGTTTAACGAAGCGATAGGACGACGAGTTAACACCCAGTGAACCGGGAGACGCCACCCATGGATCGGTGGCATGGTTCGCCGGGCGGATCCAGCCGTCAACAATCGTCGGTGTCCCGTTCCCGGTCCAGCCCTCTACTGTCGAATCGAAGTACCAGATTTTTGCCGGGTCGAACTGCGAACCGGTGCCAGCAGAAATCTGCCCAATCTGCTGCGCCAGTGACTCGGTGGTGGTCTGGATCGTCTGATTGACGTTGCTGATATCCGCGACGCGCTCGTTCTTCTCGGTCAGCAGCGCCTGGGCGCGCGCCGTTGCCTCGTCGGTGATGGCTTTCTTACGGTCCGTGACCTCCTGTGCCAGGCCTGTTTTGGTTGCCGCCGACTCTGTCGTAACTTTGCTGATGTCGTCGCGCGCTGACTGAATATCGTCGCTGAGATCGGCGATATCCGCGGTGAGTTCCTTATACGCGTCTGTCTGTTTGATCTGGTTGTCGATATCCACAAGGTAATCAGCTGCAACCGAGCTGCTGCTGCCCTGAATAAAGTCAGTCCATGCCGACTTATTGCCGGTGCGATCGACAAGCCGCGCGCGGTACCAGAATCCTACCCCAGCTTTCAGGCCCAGTTGCTGATAAACATGCTGCGGATAGGGTGCCCCGGCCAGCAGAAGCGGATTTGTGCCGGTCGATGCAGTGGAATACTGGATCTCCGTCTGTAAGGTATCGCCGGTACCAGCCGGGAAATCCCAGTCCAGCTGTACGCCCCAGAGCAACGGCGTGGTACGGAAATTGGCGGGCTTTAGCACATCACCGGCCCGACCCTTGAGATGCGTCAGCACTGAGGTGGCCCACAGGCTGGATGCGCCGCCAGCATTAATCGCCCTGACACGCACCAGGTAATCACCTTCGTAGATCCCCGGCACTTCGATATTGCGCAGCCCGGTTTGCGGTACGTTAACCCACTCGCTGTCACCCCTGCGCCACTGCACCTGATAGGCGATAACGTCTGCCTGCGGTTTCCCGGCTTTATCCAGTGGAGCGTCCCAGGAGGCTGTCAGCGTGGCAATGCGCTGCCCCTGTCTCACTGAGTCGTAGCTTGATACCACGACGTTTCCGGGCTGAGAGACAACACCAGTAGGAATCAGGCTGACAGGCGGGATGTCCAGGCGCGCATTGTTATCGACAGCGTCATATTTCGAGGCGTTGTATTCCGCACCCGTAATGGTGTAGGTGTTCTCCTCGTCGTTGAATGTCAGGTTCATCACACGGAAATACTGCAGGCGCAGCTGTCCGGCATCGATAACGAAAACGGCATCTGGCGCTGGCGCAGAGGAAAACGCCGTGGCCACGATTAACTGCGTGCCGTTGACCGCCTGAATGACCCGGTTTTCCACAATGCCGCGCTGTGTGCGGATCATCAGTGTATCGCCCGGGACGGCGCTGGTCCCGCGATCGGTTGTAACGGCTTTAAGCCCGGCGTTGTAACTCACAACGCGCCCACCATACACTCGCCCGGAAAAGCGTTCATCCGCAAAAGCGAACACGGTGCCGGGAACATAGGCAAAGCCATCCAGCCCGGTTTGCAGCGTGATCAGGCGATCGAGATAGTTGGAGTACACCGCCCAGCCGCCGCGACGCTGCGCCTCACTCTCACGCGTACAGCCAATGGCAGTCAGCTGCGTCTGCTTGAATTTGAACTGCTTAACCAGGTCAGGAAACATCACCGCAGTGGTGCGATCCTGGTAGTGGTTATCCGGGTCGCTAAAGTTAATTAGCGCAGAACTGTAGCGGTTCTTCTCGCTGCCGCTGGAATAGTTCGGCTTTCCGACGACCGAGGCGCGAGTGAGGATCTGTAGCTTCGTCGTGTCCGCTGGCATGTCCGAGACAACATTGAACATGTTGTTGCCCCAGAACGTCATACCGTTGAAGCCAGCGGCGATATCCTTTATCACCTGCCAGGCATCGGCCTGCGACTGGATATAGACGTCAAACATGAAGCGCGGCTCGGTACCGGTGCCGCCCTTACCATCGGGCACCTTCTGGTCACAGCGCTGGGCTATGCGGTACAGCTCCCACTTATCCAGCATGGCTGCCGTTACCCGACGACCCAGGCCAAAGCGCGGCTCCGTGAGTACATCGAACCAGATCCACGCCGGGTTATTCGACCAGCCCCATTTGAATGTCCCATCCCAGGTGCCGTTATAAACCCGGCCAACCGGATCATAGTTCTGCGGGATGCGGATAATCCGCCCTTTCGGCTTGCAGGATATCTTCGGGATGTTGTTGAAGGATTTTGCGTTGAACGACACATACAGCAGCGCGGTATGCGGATAGCGCAGGCGCGCGTCGATCACCTCCGTGATTGCCTGCACCTGTGTCTTGTTCTGCAGCATCTGACTGGTGCTGTCGGCGGTGTCGCGAACCACACGGATCTGCCAGCCAGTATTGGCCTTAGGCAGGTTGATGCGGTGCGTCAGCTCGTACAGTGAACTGAGTTTTTCCGTTACGGTTTTGGTGAGTACGGTGCTGTATGCGCCGCCATCTACCGCCACATCGATATGATAAGTGACGGAAGTCCCGACGATATCGCCATCATTCTCCTGCTGCTGCAGACCGGTAATGCCGATACGCACCAGCACTGCGTCAATCTGGGTATTACTGATGGCCCGGGTCCAGGGAGTGGCCTTTGTCAGCGACACGCCAATGCTGGTCTCGTTCTCCACGGCTGGGAACCCGGGGATTGGCGACTGCGTCTGCGTGCCCGGACGAAAGTCCCAGGAGACATTCTCGAAGTTCATCGAGCCGTCGGCGTTGCCCAGCGGCGTGCCGTCAAGGAAGATCCGGGTAGCATCCAGTCCACCAGCAAACTCGCCTTCACCGAGCGCCAGCAGCATACGGCAGCGCGCCATCGACTGCGCGGAATCGGGTTGTTCAACAGGCGTGTGCTGCTTCTGACTGCCGCCTTTTGCACCAGTAATCGTTGCCATATTGCATCCATAAAAAAAGCACCCGATTGGGTGCTAATTGAAGAGTAAGAAATTCTCAGATGTCCTCGGCCACGATCCCCGCACTGATTATGGCGCCGCCAATTTCGCGCTCGCCATACAGCAGCGCGACCGGGTTGCCCATCGCCAGGGTGTTCACTGCGCCGCCGAAGGCATAGCTGGGCTTATTGTCAGGGTCATCGCGCCCCTGAAGGCCTTTGGGCTGCGGCGAGAGCATCTGATAGATACCGCCTGCAGCCATGCCGATACCAGCAGAAATCATGGCGCCACCGACCGGACTGGCCCAGCCAGCAGAGAGGCCAGACACTACGATGCCCGCCACCACCATCACTGCGCCAAGGATCGTCTGGAACATACCCGCCTTTTTCGCCCCTTCCATCACAGGCGCGATGCGGATATCACTGTCACCGCCCAGCTCCTTAAAATCCTGTGCGCCGATGTTGCGTTTGCCACGAAACACTGCGAAGGTCATGCCGTTTTTTTGCGCGTTCATGAGGTAGCTTTCCAGCCCGTCCAGGTTGATGCACAGCGCCTTTACCGCTTCCGCTGACGTCTGCACCGCCAGCCGGTGGACGCGGCCAAACCGGGCACCCAGCGCGCCATACAATCGAATCGTGGTTAAGCGCGCCATGGCTTAATCTCCTGCGGCAGGTCTTTGTGTCGAACGCAGATCATCGTCCGGTCTTTAAAATATCCACGGGCATAAGGTGTGATACAGGATGGCTGGCCGTACAGGTGGTGCAGCAGCTCGCCCTCTTCGGTGATGATCCCCGCATGGTTCCACTTGTCCGACTCGACCTGCATGATGACCATGCACCCGGGCGCGGGGCCGCATTCGACAAACCCCTCACACTCCCAGTAATCGAAATAGAGGTTGTCGGGGTATTGGCTTTCCCACCACGGATAATCCACGCGGAAATCGTTTAGCGCTACGCCCTGTGTAGCGTGCCAGTCCATGACCAGCCCCCAGCAGTCATGCGAGCCAAGGAGGAACGGGCGGCCAATCAGCGGGATGGAGTCCGGTGTTATCTCTGCGTATTCATCGCAGTCCGGCGCGTAAATGCCCCAGACCACACCAGAGTTATTACACTGCTGGCGATCGAGATCAGACGGAATAGGTCGTGCGCCATCGCCCGGGTGGGAGTGAATGACGCGGATAATGGTTCCTGCGTCCTCGGCGTTCGCCCAGTGCTGACTGTCAATTCTGAAATGCTCGGTCGGGTTTTCGTGGCTGTTCGGCACAGGGATATAGCGCTGGCGCCGTCCTGACTGAATGACAAAGCCGCAGCACTCGCGTGGGGATTCCTCCAGCGCATGCGCCCGGATCGCCGTCATAATGGTTTTGTTCATGGGTATATCCGGTTATCGGGTGAAGAGTACTGTCGCCGGGTAGCCGCCGAAATCAAGGACGGCAGTGTTCGGTTCTGCCAGCCCGGCGCCGAAGCGCTTACGGCAGTCACTCAGGCAGCCACCACATACATCAAACGCCGGGTCTGCTACCGCATTACCCTTCGCATCGAAATATGCCGTGCCATTGTAGGTGCAGCCGTCACCGCTGCGGTATTGTCCGCGCAGTGCCCATTCGCAGAGAGAGGTGATCTGCCGGGTTGGTATGACCAGGTTCTGCAGGTCTGCCGGGCTGCTGAGCGACCAGGACACCACCTCGTCATCTTCAGAGGTTTTGGTATCCAGCCAGAAGGTCTGCAGGGAGAACATCGTCGGGTCTGCTGTCGGATTAACACCGCCCGGGAAGTTCACTGCATCCAGGTAAACCGCGTAGGTGTCAATGATGCTCACCTTTGCATTCACCATGTCTTTAAACTGGAGACACAGCGCAGTGATATGGCCGTCGAGGTTAGACACGCTGAGCTTTGGCTCGGCGGCCTGATCCGTTGAAAGCGCCAGGTCGGCAATCTGGAAGGGCCAGAACTCGTAGGCGTTGCCATCCCAGATGATGGGCTTCGGCCCCAGCCTGGCCTCGTCGCCGTTCGCCGCGTCTATCTCGGCAGGTGAATGGGGAAACGGGCTGTAGTGAAAGCGGTGGATCCCGCCGCTGAACTCTGAGGCATCCACTTCGACCAGGCGGACCCTGCCACCTGGCGCCAGCTTCGCCGCCTGATCAACAAGTGCCATTATGCGTATACCCCGTAGGCCCGTTTAATAGTGAACGTCAGCTCTGCGAATTTGCTGCTGATCTGGTTTTTGCGAACAGAGTCGGCGACAACGCGATACATCCCCTTCTCTTCGCCCGGCGGCGTAATGATGAAGGCCTTCACGGTATGAGCCAGAAGGAAATCGCGCACTGCGTTTACCTCTGTCTCAGTGCCGGTATGTTTCATCGGCACCTGGATCGCGGTGGAGTTGATGCCGTTCTCGGCAATCTGCTCATAGCCATCGCCAAACTGCGCCGCACGCACCGTCTGGCTGTATTCAACAGGGCCAGCGCCGAGCTGCGAGCGCCAGCTGTAGGTTTCGACTGCCATGTTTGCTCCATAAAAAAGCCCCGCATTAGCGAGGCTTGGGGTGGTTGAAAGCCCCGGACTGGGCTTGGTTGTTAGTCGGTTCTGCATGAACTCATTCGGAAGGTGTAGCACCACAGCGACAAATTTAAGAGCCCAGATGACAATGTGCTTCTTAATAGATTGCTGTAATATTGCGCGCCATTCAAATCAACTGCTCGCTTTTCAATCAACTAAGATTAGCTAAGACACCCTTTGATATGTCAAAATCTAACATGGAGTTATAAGCTGCCACAGAGCGGCCCTGCCCCATCGCATCTTTAATTAAAGGAGTTTCCAATGGGGTTTAGATTTCGCAAACGAATCCGAATTGCTCCCGGACTCGCTATAAATATCAGCAAAAGCGGCGTAAGCACATCAATCGGTAAAAGCGGCTGTACCACAAATATCAGCAGTAGAGGCGTAAAAACAACGCTTGGCATCCCTGGCACTGGAATTTCATACACCGCCGGTACTTCAGGGAAAAAATCTGCTAATAAGAAAGGCAGCAGCATAATTAGCAATCTTATTTGCTTATTTATTTTATTTGTGATTTACAAAGTTTTTACTTCATAAATTCTTATTACAATAACCTGCATAAACATCGCATTACATTAATATTGGTAAGGATTAACAAATGAAAAAAGTACTAGCACTGTTACTGGTAGTAGCATTCGGCTTGATGACTACTAACTCAATGGCCTGCCCGAAAGGTACACATCCGCATGGTGGAACTGGTTCGCATCACGCGGGCGGCACTTGCTACTAACAGTTGGGCGGCTTCGGTCGCCCTTTTAATATCAAAAGCACATCTGAGTAGGTTATCAAGCCTCCACAGAGCAGCCCTGCACTATCGCTTCATATTTGTTCAGAGGGTCACATGAACCGGGTTTGGCTAATCGTGTTGATTGTCACAATTTGCGCTGGTTTGGCGCAGGATTACATAACTGAAAAAGCAGCTGAACGCATTACTACAATCAGACAGTCATGTGTGATTGGGCATGGTTGCAAGAACATGTAGCCCATCTGAGTGGGCTGTTATTGAAGTCCGGCCAGGACTTGGTGGCTATGGTCAGTTATGCTTAACTTCCGCTCAATTCTTCAAGTCGGTAATCAGTTTTACCGTCTTTATCTTCGACGCATACAGCTCTGAATTTCTGCTCAAGGCCGAATTTGTTCTTGGCGCTAAACTCCTGTGTTGCGTAAAACTTCCCGTCATTACCCAGCAACCTTTTTGCACCAAACGCAGACATATTCAGGGTGCTTTTGTTAAGGACTGATTTTTTAACGTAAGCATCACAGGATTCACGAAGCTGATCCAGTTTCGCATCAGAAAGTTCTTTGGCCTCTTTCTGCTTCTTTTCTGCTTCGGACGGCTTATTAAGTACAGCAGCAATACCGACCACAATGATGAGAAGAATAAGCATCCCAACAGTCTTGAGAATTTTCATAAATATTTTTTTAAGCACTATCATCCCCTGATTAGTATGTTTTTAAACATGATAACCAGGGGATGCATTGCTGTAACCAGGCGCGCGTGATATTGCCATCTCAGGATCACAACCTAGGGTCACTTGCTCTGGAACTGCCTGCCAAGAAGGCCATCGCTTCGAGCAGCCCTCACAAGGATCTCCGTTACCTTAGTTTCTATTTCTTTCCCTAACGCCCGCGCTGCAGCGCTGCCATCCCCAGACGTGTTAGATGATGCATTGCCCTTATTATCCACATAAATATCTATGTTGACCTGCGGCTGCGCACCACCCCCACCCTGTGCCCTGACACCAAGCCGGCCAGCGGAATCACGCGTCAGCGGCATGATTGCCTCAGCGCCAGCCTCAGCGAAGACACCCCCCTTGGCAAACTTAGAGGCCCCCTGGAATGTGAAGTACTGAGGTGTATCGTACACGCCATTCACATACTTACTGAGGCCCGGAGATTCATATACTCCGCCTTTAGCGTTAAATGTTAAACCTGCAGCTGCGTTCGCGTATGCTCCACCAGGTGTGTTGCCACCTCCTGATCCCCCACTTACCCACCCCATCGCAGCCTGTACTGCATAGGCAACCATGAGGCGGTTCGTCACATCCAGGATCATCTTGAGCATCGATTTCCCGAACTCTTTAACCGATGCTTTGCCTGTTGTCATAAGCTCGGTCAGCATGTCGCTCAGTCCTGTTAGCGTGGAGCTGGCAACATTCTTTACGGCATCGTAGGTATTTGTGGCGGCGTCCAGATACTCATTCCAGCCGCTTACTGCACCAGCTTTCCAGTCACCGCGCAGCTTATCCTCTTCGGCGTAGTAATTGCGAAGTGCTGCCAGCTCTTTTTCATAACCAGCATCTTCAAGCTTGCCACCGCCATTCAGCCATCCCTGTCGAAGCTGCGCTTCTTCCATCAGGCGCTGCGTTTGACGACTACTTAACCCGGCGCTATCACGCAATGCATCGGTTTTTTCAGCCATCTGGGTGACATATTTGTTTGCCTGCTGCGCCAGCCCGTTAATCTTCTGCTGGGCCTCAACTTCCTTATTTTTCTGATCCACAACTTTGGCGGCGTTGAGGATGGCCTCACGGTTCGATAGAAGAGATTTCTCCTGTGCGCTCAGAGCGCGAGACTTAGCAGCCTCGTCCAGCTCGGCAAAATGGGATTGCTGTTTGCTGAACTCGGTATTTTTGGCGTGAACATCTCCCGTCTGACGCAGCGTTTCGAGCGTTTCCGTTAGGGTTCTGGCCTGGGCGCGGTAGTTCTCCAGGGTGCGATCGCCAGCATCCAGCGTAGCTCTTGCCTCTTTGGTCTTTTTGGCAGAGTCCTGGGTAAGCTTCGAAACTGCATCTCTCGATTCGCGACTTGTACCCCCTTCACCCTTGACCGAGATTCCTCGCGCTTCAGCCTCGTAATTAGCTTGCGCGTTTGGTGCGGAGATCCGTTTCCAGAGTTCATCGTAGCGTTTTTTATTGGCTGCGATTTCTTTGTCAGCTTCAGCCCCAGCCTTTTTCATTGCCTCGACATCCATGCCGAGGAAATTTGCCAGCGCACCACCACCAGGAATTTTTTCAGCCCATCCGGCAACTGTTCCGGTGAATTTAGCGTCAAGCGAGGTGAGATTCAGAAACAAATCATTGATGGATGCTTTCAGCAATTTGAAGATATCAATGATTTGATTGCCCCAGGCCCGAACTGTAATCCCGATTTGGCCGAAAATGTCGGAAGAGGAGGCTTTTAGTCCGTTCCAGGCTTGCCCGATATTATCGGTGGCCTCAACAATTTTGTTGCTACGGTCCTCCATAGTGCTGGCAAACAATGTTATCGCTTCGTTTGCAGCTGCTGTTTTGCCCTTAGTTTTTTCAAGGGTGATGATGTGCTTCATCATAGCTTCATCAACAAAGCCATATTGCTGATTAAGGCTTGCCAGCGCCTTAATAGGATCGCTTGCCAGCCGTGAAAAGTCCGCCAGCGCAGCCTTCGTATCGAGGCCAGCATCGCCCATAGTCATAATGGATTTGGCGATTTTAGTCATCTGGTCGGCGGTATACTTCCCGGTGTCATTAAGTTGTACCAGGGTATCAACAGAATCAGCCAGGGACGCGCCAGCATTTTCTGCAACATCTTTTGCCGCGTCATTCAATTGCTGCATTGATGAGAAGCCAGCCCCTCCCATCAAAATGAGCGATCTGGCAACATTGTCGAACTGCTGGGATGAGCTATATGCAGCTCCCGCCAGAACAGCCAGAACGGCTACAGAACCCGCAATAGCAAGGTTAAAGGTATTTAGCAGACCACCCGCCCGCCCCAGTTTTTCCGCTGCCTCACTCGTGTTATTAAGACCTTCAGCAGCATCACTGATGTTTGTTGCCGATTCAGCGGTCTCTCTGCTTTCTTCGTTAAAGCCAAATAATGCATCTCTCAGAGCCTGGAGCATTGGACCGAGGCCCCCGAAGGAATCCTTAATCTGCCCACCCTGCTGTAGCAGGATCAGGAATGGGGATTGTCCACCTGCCAGTTGAGTAGCAATATCGGTAAACTGCGCCGGGAGCGTGCGCAGCGCAGCACTGTACTGCCCCACAGAAATTCCAGCGCGGCGTGCAGCGGCCTCCTGTCGGGATAGCGCCTCAGGCAGCACGTCAGCCACGCCAGAGAGCCGTTCACGCGTCTGGTTGAGGATGGTGTTGAAATGCTCGAACTGGGTGCCGTTAATGCGCCCTGCTTCGAAGTGTGCCACCAGCTGCGCATGCTGCTCGTCCAGCGAGTTGAATGCGCGGATCGTCGGGTCGATTGAACCCAGCAGGTTCTTCAGCGCGGCTGATTGCTTCTCTGCCGCCTGAGTGGCCGCGAGTTCTGCCTGGGCACGCGCAGCTGCTTCGCCGGTATCCGTCAGCTTAAGCCGGGTATCGTCCAGGATTTTGTTGTAATGCTGAAAATCATCGGTATCCAGAAAGCCTTTGGTCTGGAAGTTACGCAGCGCGGCCTGCTGTTCGTCCAGCCGGTTCAGCGCCTTGTTTACCGGATCGATATTCTCAAGCAGGCCTTTCAGCGCAGCCTGTTGCTCCTTGATGCCTTCGCTGCCCTGCTTTGCAGACTCAGCACCAGCGCGGAAAACGCTGTTAAGGTCATCAGCTTTGCCGACGGCACCTGCCGCGGCTTCACCGAGTTTATCCAGCTCATTGCTGGCAGTTTTCAGGTCAGAAACATCGGCCCGCAAAGTAATCGAGGCGATCTGGTCTGTCATTATTTCGTCTCCTTGTGCATTACTTTGAGAGCCTCGCTTTCCATAATCTGAAGGTCAGCCATGCAGGCCGCTGCATCCTCAACCCCGTGTAACTCAAACACCCAGGGGAGAACGTTGTAATCAAGGCCGGTCGCCCCGCCCGCGCCAACGCGCCATTGAGTCGCCAGTGCAGAGAATATGGTGAATGATTTCCATACCGACGGCAGGATCCCCACCTCTTCCTGCACGTCCTCAGGCGTCAAACCAAAAGCGGCTAACTCCGCGAGAGTCGGTCCCGGCGTGTACAACGCTGCGGCGACCTGCCTCAGTTTTTTTCCCGTACCCCCATCAACTCTTTGGTATAGGCCAGGCCGATGTTGTCGAACGCGCGCGGGTAGTTCTGCAGGAGGACCACCACGTTATCGCGGTTAAACTCGTCAGGCAGTGCCCAGCCATCAACGATCTCCATCAGGTAGTCGGCCTGTGGCTCGATAAGAGACTTTTTGCCTTCGGCACCTTTGCGCAGCGTCTCATCCATGGCGTGCAGCTCTTCGAGCGTCTTATGGCGGAAGGTAAAGGTCAGCTTGCCGTCTTCAGCACCGGCGCGCGGAATGCTGGCAGTGGCGGGAAAGGTCGGGTTTGGGATCAGAGAGAATTGGGTCATTTCGGTTCCTTAGAAGGATGCAGGATGGGGCCGTAAAAAGCCCGGCGAACCGGGCCAGAGTGGTTAGCTGACCGTGACGACACACGCGCCAGAGGTGATGGTCTTGCCCGCGGCGTCGGTGACTTCACAGGTGTAAGAGCCAGCATCGCCGGATGCCACAGACGGGATGTTGAACGTCGAGGCCGTTTTGCCCGGGATAGCGGTACCGCCTTTCTTCCACACGTACGTGTAAGGCGCGGAACCGCCCTGCATGACCACCGCCAGATCCAGCGCAGAACCAGAAGCGACCGATTTGGTTGCAGGCAGGTCAGTCAGGAAGGCCAGCGGCATAGCGGAGGAGTCGGCGATCGGGTAAATCTGCATATCCGATTCGAAGTTCATGCGCGCTTCGTTGCTTTCCACGGCGTTGATTTCGGTACGTGGCACGCGCTGGAACGACACTTTGGCAGAGTAGTAACGATCCGCTTTCCCGCGAGGGTTGTGGAACCAGACCGCCGTGGTGTCGCTGGAGTCGTCCAGGTCGATGAGGCGCTTGTAAATCGCCAGTTGCGGGTCGTGGGCGAACGTGTAGACCTGAACCACTGCGTTTTTAAACGTCGGGATGGTACGGGCCTTATCATCTTCCAGGAACTGGACACTGATGGTCTGCTGGTCGCCGCCTTCGGTGGACAGCGTCATAACCTGCGGCATGGTGATCCACGAGTCGATTTTGCGCAGTGTACCTGCGCCGGTGCCCGCCGGGAATTTCTTGGTATCGGTGGTATCAAACGCTTCCAGCACAATTTTGGTGCCGGTCACCGATTTAACGCGCAGCACCATGTTATCGAGTTTAAGCCAGCCAGAGCTTACCTGGACGACATCACCCGCAAGGATCCCGGCAGCGGAGGCAACGGTCAGTTCGCATTCCGTCGCGTTGGAGGCTGCTGTGAAGACAATCGGCGCAAGATAGGCCTTGGCCACGTTCACACGTGACCCGTTAGGGATTGCGAATGCCATTGCATTCTCCTGAATTGAGGAAATAAAAAACCCGCCGGTTGGCGGGTCAGTAATCAGCGCGGTACTGCATGCTGACGGGAGTGGTGTAAGTGATGGAGCCGCTACTGCCGTTTGATGCTGATGTAGGGCGATCCTGTATCGGTGGACGTACCTGCGGTGGCCCGTTGATGTAAATCGTCAAATCCCCGTCCACCAGCGGCAGTCCTTCGGGGAAGGCATCTGCAACAGACGTTGCCATCCCCCTGGCCTGCGTCACGCCGCTGCCTGCTGGCGCAATGATGTTGAGCTGGAGAATGCCCTGGTACGTACGCAACTGGCCTTCCAGATCCTGCCCTACGGTCTGCGCAGGCAGGATATAAACGCGCCCGTATGGCACATTATCCGGGGGAGTAAACGCGATGTTCGGCCAGGCCACCGGCAGGCCAAGCGACGAGCAGATAACCGCAACACGGCTCTCCAGCAGGCCAGCGATACGCATTGACTGGTCACTGGCCATTGCGCACCTCGCTCATTGCCTCACGGAACATTTGTGCGGCATCCAGCGCAGTGATACCCACCATGCCGCCGGGCGCCTGACCAGAGTGCCCGTTCTCAAGCGCTGCCGCATAAGGCAGATTATTGGTGAAGTAAATCGAGCTGACCTGGCCCACCCTGAACACCTCGAGCACCGCCATGCCACGGGAGTTTGAACCCTGGCCGGAAGCGTCCGGTGTATCGTTGGACTGAGTAGGCTGGCTGTCGAAACCCACATACCAGTTGTTTTTGAAGCGCCCGCCGACATAGCCCTCAGGCTTTTTGATGTCCATCGAGTCATTTACGCGCAGACCACGCTTAAGCCGTCCCGATTTGGTCAGGTTGGCAGGGTCATCGCGAAGGGCCGCGTTATGCTCCCGCACCGCAGTGTTGTACGCCGTCGCGGTCTGGTTGACCTGCCAGATATCCGGCTGGCCCACCGGGGACATATCAACCAGTTGAGCGAGGATTTTAATGCCCGTCCGGCGCACTACCTGATCCATCTCCTGCTTCGAACTATCCACAAATAACTGAATGGCAGCCAGGAACGGCTGATTAACAGAGCTGGCCATAGTCACGCCCTCAGCTGGATGTTGTAGGAGATGAGTACATCGGCAGGCTTAACCGGATTAGGCTGCACCACCCGCCATGCTTTACCGTCGATCTCGATGCGGTCGTCAATACGCACTTCCGTTTCGGCTGTGGCCGCCAGCTTTTTATCGCCAGTAGTAATCAGAGAGCCATCTATTTCACGAGAGGAGTATTCAGTGACAACGCCAGTGACGGTCGCAGTTATAGCCGGGGTGGTTACCTCTTTGCCGAACTGATCGCGGGTAGTGCCGCCACCGCGGGTAAGCGGATAAGCCTTCCCGTTCTCGGTCAGAAGTCGCGTTGCGGTGTTTCGCATGCGGCGGTAGTCGATTGGCATATCACCCCCTTTCGATGCGGATCTGATTGCCGCCCACCACCAGCCCACGCAACGAGGAGTAGAACCAGGGGAATGACGGTGCCGCCTTATTCGTACCTGGTTCGTACTGCACCGTGACTGCGCCCTCTACGCGCTCCATCGTTACCGCACCACCACCAGCGACCGACGGCGTGAGATCAATCTCCTGCGATTCGAGAGCCAGGCGGCACTGCGCATCAACCAGGCGCTGTGGGATGGTGTCATCTCGCAGGCCTACGCCGTCGAAGCGCACGCCCGCACGCGGCCACGACAGCGGCTGTGATGCACTGGAGCGCTCGCCGCGCCATGTCTTGCCTTCCAGATAGTCCATTGCCTGCATCAGCATCTGGCTACATTCGCCATCATCCGAAGGAACGGCATATCCGCGCCCCGCCGCGAACGTGCGCAGGTCAATAACGCTGGCGTAGCTGTTGAAGTCAGGCGAATGGGGATCGGCAACCAGCATGGTTATTCCTCCAGACGCCAGTCCAGCGCCAGCCAGTTATCCACCTCGTCAGGGTGAACATCAGCGCTCAGCGGGCCACCGGGGAACTCAGGCTCATCGCGCACCATCATTACCAGGTCGCTCGCTTTCTTCTCAGCATCACGCTGTGCGCGCTGCTCTTTGGTCAATCCGGCCATTGGGCCTCCTGAATAACTAAGGGGCCGAAGCCCCACTGGGTTAACCCATGATGATGGTGGAGTGTTCAGGCTGAACAGATGCCACACCCCATGCCAAGCCAACCTCGTAACGCACCTGACGGTACTGGCGATACAGCGCGATCTGGAAGGTGATACCAGAGACCGGATCGGTTACGTTCATCACGTCGTCGGCGGTATCGCCGCCTTTAGGCATAGCCGGGGTACGGCAAGCCAGCAGGAATGCGTTACGGTCAAAGGCAACGTTTGGCGCGAACTCGCTCAGCACAGTGACAGTTGCCTGGTCTGCAAGATCCTTACGCAGGCCCGGCGCGCCGATGGTGATAGTGGAAGAGGTTGCCGCGACCACCATGTACTGGTTGTCATCGCCATCGAACTTCACTGCGGTTCCGGCAGCAATACCGCCAGTGCCAGCAGAGATAGCAACAATGATGTCGCCCTCTTTCTTCGCGCCGTTGACCTTATAGCCCGCAGCAGTACTTTTCGCGGTGCGCTTGATGTTGGCGGATTCGTGCAGGTTAAAGCCCATCACACGACCAATAATGCCTTCACGCAGCAGCTGATCGGTACCGGCTTCGTTCGCTTTGAACAGTACGGACTGTTTACCACGGATGGACGCCATCGCTTCGCCGCCCAGGACCATGCGCAGGTCAGTGGTTGGTGCGCCGTTATCAGTCAGCACCTGGCGAGCGTTCGCCGCATCAGACAGGTCGTCTTTGATGCTGAACGGGGTGTCTTTCGGCGCGCCAACTGCACGGGAAGACTTGTAAGCCAGCGCTGCCAGGTCAGCGTCCATTTCGTTGCTCAGTGCGCGGAACGCCTGAGAGAACTGGTCAGCCAGGACAATGTCATAGGTGCCTGACGGCCCGATGGCAAGCTGCTCTTCACCATTCCATTTGACCGGGGCCATTTTGGATTTGGTGATTTTGACGTCCACAGTACCAATGTTCTGATCACCGTCGTTTGGCGCGGTTGCCGCCGGAGTGATATCAACGGTGGTGGTTTTTGGTGCGATCGGTGCGGTCACGGTTTGGTCTTTAGCCGCGGCATCGGCTTTGGTGTTACGGGCCACCGCCGGGATAAAGCCCACCTGCTCGCGGGATACGCGATTCAGGGCGGTGAAGATGGTTGGGATGAGGCCAGTGAGGGTGTTGGACATTCAGGTTTCCTTTCGGTTAATCAACGATGCTCGTGCCGCCGCCAATTACCGTTTGTTGTTCAACTGGCGGTAAGGCGTCGAAAGCAGCGCGTTTCATGGTTTTCTGCCCGGCCTGATGCTGCGACTGGTGAGAGCCACCGCCGCTGTTGCCGGACGCTTTGAGGATGTAGTCTTTCTGCGGATGCAACTCGACCAGAGATTCCAGCGCTTCATCGAAGCCAGCCAGTTCGCCAGGCTTGGTGCGGGAGAACACCTTGTTGCCCTGCCCGTCGTAGGCCACGACCCTACCGTCTTCGATTTTGAAGTTCTGGCCGAAGTGGGAACGCACGAACTCAGCCGGGATCGCCATCTTCTCGGAGATAAATTTCGAACCACCGAAGCGGCCGCCGATCATCTCGTCGTAGAGCTGGGTTTCGAGCTGTTTGGTCTTGCCATTCGCTTCGTCCAGCTGCTGCTGGTAAACCTTGGTGATCTCGGCTTTCACCTGGTCAACGGCGCCAGCGTCGATCAGCTTCTTCTGGTCGATTTTGGTCATCATTTCCAGGGCCTCAAGCGCCTTGGTCGGGTCGGAGATGCCAGCGAATTTCGCGAGACTGGCTTCCGCCGCCTCCTTAGCTTCGCGGTGAGTTTTAGCTTCACCATTCAGGGAGGTGATTTTGGTCATCGCTGCGGCTGCATCGAACGGGAACTCTTTGCCGTCATCATGGACGTACACAGGCATACCGTTTTCAACAACCACATTTCCGTTAGCATCGAGTTTGAGTTTCATTGTTTTGCTCCAGCCTTCTGGCCATTGGTTGTGGGTCATCCGACCCGGTCACCGCGTCGCATCCGCTCGGCGGCAGGCATAAAAAAAGCTGCCCGGAGGCAGCTTTGATGTTGATTAAGGTTGGATTAATCAAACGCAGACGCATCCACGCGGCGCAGTTCGTCCAGAGTCATGAACTCCCCGGCATCGTTGAACATCTCGGGTACCGTGATTTTGCCGTCACGCATCATCTGCGCCCGGGTTACACCCAGCACCTGCTCCTGTCGCGCGTATGGCTGCCGGGCGAGCCAGTCTGCATAGCTGGTATGCGCTGGCACCTGCCCGTCCATTGAAGCGCGCGTGGCGCTGCTCAAATCGCCAGAAGGTATCTTCAGCTCTTCCCACGATTTCGTGATCAGGATTTCGCCTGAGCGGCAGCAGAAGTGAATTTTGCCGGGTCCGCGCAGATACGGCACCACATGCCCCAGCGGCTTGCCGTCGAGGGTGTAGAGCTTGCGGTCGCGGATGATGCACCACTGGCTGGTATGCGTATCCAGCGTGGATGACCACTGCTTGGCCTTGACGATATCGCTGTTGGCCTGGGCGAACTCCTGCCGCGCCGTAGCGGCCATATGGTTCACAGCGGTGCGGGTCACCACCGCCAGGTCACGCCGGGATGCGTTGATCACCCCATCTTCACGGTTAAGTTTCGGCGTGCCGGCAACGCGCCGGACAATCTGTTCTACCGTCTCGCCCTGGAGGAAACCGGAGCGCACAGCATTGGTGATTTTGTCCAGCCGGTCGGCTTCAAGCTTCTGGCCCCACTCCTTCAGCAATCTCCCCTGGAACGGCTGCGCTGCTGCTGCGGCGTAGACCTGCTCGGGCGCAATGCTCTGCAGCGGAACGTGTTTCAGGATTTGCTGCGGGATGATGCTGCTGAACAGGTCCAGTTGATACCCGGCCTCATATTCAACGTAGCGCGTCAGTTCGCGCGCCAGCGCCGCGTTAACCGGTTCGTAGGCCTGCTGATTCAGCTCACGCACACCAGCCAGCAGCGATGCCAGGCGACGGGCGCTGTAGGTATCCGCCCGTTTGCCGTCCAGAAGCACCAGCAGTTTCGCGGCCAGGTCGGCATCGAGTTTATTCAGCAGCGCCACCATGCGCCGGGCGACGCCAGTGCCGTAGCGCGTCACATACAGGCCATGCGCTATCGTCTCATCCTGCAGGCGGTCGTTGACGGAACGGGCCATATCACACCTCTTCTACTGGTGGTCCGGTCAGCGAGGCCGATTCAGCCAGCAACTCATCAAGGACTTTCTCAGGGTCGGCATCAGCATCAATCAGGTTGAGCTTTTGCAGGGCTTTAATGGCATCAATACGACGGAGGTCACCACCCTGGCGCAGGGACTGAATAGCCAGCGCTGCCGGAGGGTTGAACTCATTCGACTCAACATCCAGCTCAGTACGGACATCAACGTTGCCGCCCTCTTTCTCACCGATGTACTCGGCCATGATTTGCAGGATGTTGTCGATCGCATCCTCCAGGCTGGTCGCCATGGTGTAGAGCGGGGACTGTTCCTGCATTTTCTCTTCAGAGGTCTGGTCTACTGACTTCGTCGAGGTATTGTCGGTGCGCAGCAGCTTCGCGCCAGCCTGGCGCATCTGCTCCACCAGCTCAGCCAGCGACTCTTTGCCAGCACCAATGGATGAGCCAGTATGCTCGACGTACTCGAGGCCCTGCGTCTGCCGATCGTTGAACGAGGTTGCCGATGAAGAACCGATGGTTAACTCTTCCCCCTCCTCCAGACCGAACACGGTAAGTATCGGCACCCGGGCGACGTGCAGGATGTTGTCCTGCTCGCTCTGGCTCTGCCAGTGCTTGACGTTCAGCAGCGCCATATTGAGCAGCGGCGGTGAACCGCACATAAAGCCGGTGCGCTTGGTGTAGAGCGTGACCAGGGTGATATCACGGCGGGAGGTTTGCCATTCGTCGTGTAACGCCCAGGTGGCCTGCCCCTCTGCACCGGCAGCCTTCCGGTAAATCTGCACCTGCCCGGGAGTTAGCAGTCGGATCTGTTCGACTTTCGTCTGCCCGAAGTCGTCACCGTCTTCGACCACCACCTCTTTGATGCGCAGCGCAGTGAGCTGAACCTTGCCGCCGGTCATCTTCGACTTCCAGCCGATCACCTGACGGGGATTCAGCATGGTGACGTACGGGCGCGCGCCGGTGGCCTTCTCATCCGCCTTGGTCTTCACCTGTTCGGGGTCAACGCGGGGGTAGTCTACCAGCGCATGGGAGAGGCCATACTGCATCGCCAGGCTGAAGAACGACTGCGCCCAAACATCCAGGCGGGTGCCTTCGAGGTCGATATCTTTGGTAAATTCGCGGATCTGGTACGGCACGTCCTCGCTCAGCTTAATCGGCTCGGCAAATACACGCCCGACGTTCTGGTTGATCGTCTCTTCGTAGGCAGGGAGAAGCGTGGCCACTGCCAGGCGCTTTTTGTAATCCTCTTTATCTTCCTTCGGCCAGCGCGGCAGATAGGCATCACCCAGCTGGCGCATGTACAGCGTACCGCCCATCAGAGCGTCGTTAATATCCCACGCCTGCACCATGTCCCCATAGTCCAGATTGGGTGTTGAAATATCAGGCATGGTCTTACATCCGTAGTTTGGTGACTTTGCCAGTTGGTTTGATGATCGGGAATTGCTTCACGATGTAATAACCACCAGCATCATTGGGGTGATCGTTATCAGCGGATTTATCCGGCTCGCCATTCGCCGCCCATACCTGCTGTTCCAGGCTGTCGGTATATACCGGGCAGCGGGTCACGTTAACTTTGTAGCGGCGCTCTCCGTTGCCGTTGCAGAACATGGCGTTCACGGAGTTAATGCGATCTTTCACCGGCGGGTTGGCGGCGTTCACCACCACGCTAAATCCGGCCTGTTTAAGCTGCGCGATATCCGTGGCGCTGGCGTTGTTCGATTTGCGCGAATCGCCGGAAGCATCGGGATAGATGTAAATCTGACGAGAGGCGACATAACGTCCACCCTCATAGCGCCAGAACTCCTCCTGGATGCGCTTAATCATCGCTGGCGTGTCATACACTTTCACCAACTCCCGGACAGCCCTCGGTTCTCCGTCGCGCAGCACATGGACGATGGCTGCCATCTTGCCAACGTTAAAGTCCATGCCGATATACAGTGGCTCACTTGCCTGCTCCTCATCGGTACAGCCGTTAAGCTGGCGATCGAACTGGTGATAGATGGTGCCGCTGGTCAGGTTAGTGAATTTCCCACGCAAATACGCCTTAATCAGCTCTGGCGGATAGGAGTCCATCAGCGAAGGGATGTAATCGTGGGGAAGGTTCGCTTCATTATCGAACGTTGAGGCCTGTATCAGGCCATACAGCGTCGCCAGTTCAGGCTTATCGCGCACAGCTTTAACAAACTGCTGGTAGACGAACTTAAATCCCTCTGGCGTGGTGGTCACATCGATGCCGTTACGCAGGCCGTCAACCTTGTAACGCATACGCGCGATGATTTTTCGCCATGCCTGCTGCGCTTTTGCGGCAGCCATAACGTCCAGTTCATCAACCATCGCGTTGCCGATTTTGAAGCCGACAATAGAGCCTGGCTTCTCCATCGAGCGGCAGATAGTCGTTCCGCGGTACTGACGCCCGGCGTAGAAGTGAACCTCTTTGTTCCCCTCGTTGATTTTGACGTTCATGCCCCAGTCGAAAGCCACCTCTTCCACTGTCGGGTAGAAGATGTCGCGGATCTGCGGATAGGTCGGCGCGAAGTAGCCCTGGTTGATTTTGGGGAACTCCCACATCCCCTTGCAGATTCCGCCGCAGCCAACCCACGTCTTACCGGAACCGAACCCGGCAACGTAGGCCTTAAACTTATGCGGCATTGCGAGGAAACGCGCCTGGGGAACGTTAAGCGTCGGCGCTATCATCACGAACCCTCGCGTCTACCACGTTAATGTTGATTGCAACTGGTGCAGGAACATCATCATCAGGATCGGCAGCCAGCTCTTTGCGGAGTTTTTCCACCTCCAACTGCCGACGCTCGATTTCAATCTGCTGCAGACGCTGCGCAAACTCGCTATCAACCAGGCCAAGCCGCTTCATCACGGCTTCATACATGCGCTCGCGGCTTATGGCTGTTATCTCAACGCCATTCTTACCCAGCTTCACCCCGGAATAAGCCAGGGCAGCATCAGGAGGAAGTTTCCGGGTATCCGCGAAGTATGGCTGTCCGATCCCGTCACCATTACAGCGCGGACAATCTGGGTTAGGCTCCCGGTTGTGGTCATAGCCATAGCCGCCCGGGTCCTCAGGAGGTTTAACGCCCTCCTTGCCTTCAACCTTTGCCAGCGCCTCGTCGAACTCCACAGCATCGCGCCATTGGTAGTAATGACCATGACCCCAGCAATAACGGCAGGCGCCGCGACGATACTGTGAAAGCTGGTTTGCATCAAAGGTGGCGAGCAGCCACATCTGGGAGAGAACTTCATCGGCACTGCCAAGCGTGCGCTCAATGGACGCTTTCTGCTGCTGCGCAATGGCCTGTGCAACGTTAGGATTCGTTATGAGCTGTCGACCATAGTTTGGGTCACTATAGCCAGCCCGTGCAGCGGCAGCGGTGGCGTTATTGTCCTTCAGGTATTCTGCAATAAAGCGCTTTACCTTTGCACTGAGCTTTATGTCCACCAGCTCATCTGCGCACTTTTCCTTTTGCGCAGTGCGCACATTCTTCAGCGCAGTTTGCGCAGTAGGCTTTTTGATATGTCGGCGTGCGGTTGCATAATTCAGTCCCTGCGCTTCACACCACTCCTTTGGTGATACGCCGGTTACGGCATGATCGGACAGGAACCGTTGCTGAAGCACGCCCCAGTCCGGTTTTGCCATGGTCATATTCCTTTTGTTATAGCCATTAAAAAAGCCACCCTGAGGTGGCCTTTGTAATGGCAATAAAAGGGCCGCCTAAGCGACCTCTTCTTTAAAAGATATGATTATAAAAGTTTAATTTTCACGTCATAACCTTCCAGACCTGTCATCGCTTCGCGAGCAACAAACTGAATTTCAGAGACTTCTTTTCCTGTTTTTTTTCTTAATTCTGAAATTTTTTTTGCGATCAAAGCGGAAATTTCTTCTTCGGTCTTTTGTGTCAGAGCATCAACTTTCATTTGGGCCTCTTCTGGTTTACTCATATTCCCATTCTCCAGCAAGGTGATAGTTGTTGAATCACTATCTTCTACTATAAATGTCTATAAATTATAGACTAATGATGTTGTCGCTGCATACATCTACCAAACCCTTGCTTACCTCCCTGGATGAAAACCCTAATACTTTGGTCTGTGACAAAAAAAGCCCCTGCATCACTACAAGGGCATTGGGTATATGGTGCCGGGTGCCTCCCGGAGAGTCGTTGGGATAACCACCCGTGACTCGCTGCTTCAGTCGTTCATGAGTTAGCAAGCTAAATTTGGAGTTGCTACTGTGAGCTGCGCGACGCCTCTATCTTCCTGATGCTGGCCTTATCAATGTTGCACTGCCCTAGCGCTGATAACAGGCTTACATTCAAATTCAGGCTGGCCCCATAGGTCAGCGGATCGGGAATCGCAGGTTGCGGCGTCTCAGCTATCAGGTTTGTCGGCAGCGGTACCACCTGAACCGGTACGTACACTGTCCGCGTACTTCCGCAGCCGGTCAGCAGCTGCAGCTGGCACAGGCTGATGAGCGCAATCATCATTCGCAATAGCCACTTTGATATCTGCCTTGGCTCTCTGTGACGCCAGTGCGATCTGGTTCTTTGCATCCTGGTTGGCCTCTGAAATGGCGTTGATAATATTCACGGCCTGTATGACGTTGGCGGTGATGGCGTTTGCTGATTGAGCCTGCTGCTCTGCGTTATCTGCTCGCTCCTTTTCCCGACTGGCTTTGTCGCTGTAATACCAGGCTGACCAGCATGCGCTAGCGAACAGGCAGACAATGAACACGACGATCGTAATAAGGTGTCTGGTTTTCATTTATCTAGCCCCCAGCATGCCAGAGCACTTTCCTGATCCCGTCGTTCCACCTGACCGTAACAGCCGTTCTTCTGACCCTTCGTTAACCGGCAGTCTTTGCCACCATCGCGGACCCACCAGCGAATTGCCTCGCACGCGCCTTTACGGTCATCGGCATTCATGCGCTGGTAGAACGTTGAGGGGAAGCACTTACCCGGCCCGATGTTGTACGGGCAGAACGAAGCGATCCCGGCCTTCTGTGGCTCGCTTAGCGGCACCCGAATATTACGCTCAACCCAAGCCAGCGCTTTGTTGCGCTCTACGGCATTCACCTGATCACATTTAGCCTGCGTCAGTTTCATCCCCTGACGAACCGGCTTACCGTCCACCAGCGTAGCACCACGGCAGATTGTCCAGATGCCGGAACCATCGCTGTAGGCGGTCAGGCTGTTACCCTCTTTCTCATTCAGGAACTGGTCGAGAATCACGGGAGCTGACGCACCGGCGAGAACAAGCCCCAGTACCGCAGCGCTAAGCTTTGATCTGTCTGCCACTATTCCCCCCTGACGGCTTTGCGCCGGTCCTCTTTGATTTTGAAGTACAGGTTCGTCAGATACGTCAGCAGACCGAATACCAGGCTGCCGAGCACACCAATGGCTGCCCACTGCGATGGTGATACCTGGTCGAGCAACTGGAGACTCCAGTAACCAGCGTTGGTCGCAGAAGCTCCATAGGCGATGCCAGTGGTTAATTTTTCCATGCGTAACAT